CATCGTACTATTTAGCGAAAAACCAGTCACATTTCTTAGAGAGAGAATAATGTCCACTGTGCGCTCATCTAAATCATCTCGATTTTCCGAATAATAATAAATTGCTACAGTTTGTGTAAGGCTCTTTAGATCGTTGTTATTTGAGATGTTAAGAGTTTCATAGACAAAACAGTGATAATCGTTATGATAAAGTTTTTCTTCTTCATCTTCTGCGATTTCATCCTCAAAAAGAGGGACATCAAACGTTTTTAAAGCGGTTTGCATTTCGTCTATCTGCTTTTGCATGTACGCGTTAATCTTGCTCAAGTGGTCCCACCTCCTGGAGATAAAAAAACAGATAGTTTTTAGGACCATCTGAATCGCATTTTATAACGTTGTATTCCGTAGAATTTAATACCATTGTAAGCTTACTTTTGTTCACATTCCTCAACTGTGGAGGAAAAAGTGTCTTGATTTTAATATCTAACGATTTTGACATAATTTGAGCCAGTTGATAATCCTCATCCCTACGAGACATTTCTTGATAAGCTAATCGCCCTTGCGGAATGAAAACATCACCTATCCGTTTACCCTTTTCAGATCGTTTCGTTTCCTTTGTACCGTACTGGATAAACCCATCATTCAATGCGCTGTATTGTGCCATCTTTTATGTCCTCCACAACTTTATATATTCTAAATTGCAGATTAATAATTTCTGATTGGAAATTCTCTTCAAATTCCTCAATAACATGATTACGCATATAGCGACAACGATCTAATAGCAATTGTCGGTTTTGGCCATCCTGTACAAAGTCCACGTCTGTTCCAGTGATTGATTTAAAATAAGAAATAGCACGCTGAATCATTTTTGATAAATCATCATCTTCTTCTGGCCAGGTAATTCGCAAATAATTTTTCACTTCATTCAACAATTCAACATCATCTTGCTCAGTCATAAAATCACTCCTTTTCTTTAGGAGCTACTACTTCCTCAATATAAACTTTTTTGTATTTATTTTTCGTCGACGACAATTCTTCCAATCTCGCTTTAGTCGCCTTTTCCCCTTCTTTCGGATAAGAATCACCTACCGCATACACATGCCCGTCATGCTTCGTCTCTTTGAACTCACGAACTACTTTGTACTTATCCATTTAAATACCTCCTAGTTTTTATTAAGAAAAGAAACCCCTATCTTAAGGAGTTTCTGGTTCTATACCAAATCCAAATTTGATGTCTAAATCGTAAAGTAAAGCTGTTTTATTGTCTTTTGGTTTACCATTAGCAAACTGTTTCATCGTGTAAAGTCGAGCGTCTTCAATAGCAAGCGTTTCATCGAATTTATTGATTTTGTAACCACCTGCGATTGCTGCTAAGTAAGAATCTTTCACAAAGAATAAAGCTTTACCCAATGAAATCTCCTCTGACTCAACAGTTTGGATATTGTAAGGTAAAGAAGTAACCCATTGACCGTTTGAAGTTTGAATTGTATTACGGAATTGAACAGAAATAGCGTCTGTAGGATTTACAAGCATTACAACTTTATTTGCTACTTTACGGGCTTTCCCTTTGGCATCTACAGATAGAGCTTTGATTACACCGTGTAGTTCACCAGCAACAATTTCGCCGTATTCAGATGGAGAAAATGTTAGCGTACCTTTTGAAGTTTTATCTGTAACAGCTCCATTTTCTGCTACATCCTTCATCAATCCGATAGGTTCATTTTGTGAAGGACCACGACCGTTTACAAAACCATATTCTAAACCAACAGAACAAGATTCTTCTAAAATTCCACGAACATAGCGATCTACATATTCAGGTCCTAGTTCCAACATATCCTTAGGAATCACTGCGAACGCGGTTAATTTAAGCTGACTAACTGTTTCTTCTCTGAATGCAGCAGAAACTTGACCTTTGATTTCTCCAAATAGTGCGCCCCAAGCGAATGCTTTATCAGCATCAGAATAAATATAGCGAGTTACTGCCCCTAAATCTTTTAATCCAAGTACATCTAATAAAGGATGCTCTGCAATTAAATCCTCGAAAATGCGTTCTTGTGTTGTAACCGGAAGAATTGTATCTTCTGCAAATCCACCACTTGCGATTACTTCGTTATAGAATTTTCTTTCAGCGGAAGTTAATACATTTTGACCACGTGAAGCTAGAACCTGTGAATCATGTACTTCATTACTCGCTTCTGTCGTGATTTGTTCAGTTAAATCACTTTGTAAAGCAGTAAACATCTCGCTAAAAGCATTTTCCAACTGTTCAGGAGTTGAATTTTCATTCTTCATAATATTCATGTAAGCTTTTTTCTTTGTTTCAAAATTGTCCATTGTACCTTTTAATTTCATCGTCATAATTTGTTACCTCCATTTTTTTAGTAAATTAAAAGAACCGTTTCCTTTGTCATCCACAGTTGATGATGTGGAGGAAGCTGGAACAGGTTCTTGAATTTGATTATTTAGTTTTAGCGTGTTTTTCAAATCATTCATGATTCGTTGCTTATCTTCGACTGAATTGGTTGGTTCTACAGGATCTTCTTCTGTTGTGCCTTCCGCTTTAGTAGCAAAGCCTATTTCTACAGTACTCTTTGCGCTTAACCAAGTTTCTGCATCTAGCTTTTGCCGGATTTCTTCACGAGTAATATTTGCTTTTGTCATGTAAATATCTATGATGCCTTCTTCTAATTCCTCGAGTACATCTGCTTCTTTTCTCATATCCGTTTTTGTGCCCCATACAATGTTACTAGCTTCATGAAACATAAACATCGACCCTAGTTCCATTATTAATTCGTCTGCTGCCATTGCAATAACAGATGCTGCGGAACACGCCCAACCATCCACATGGATAGTCACCTTTCCTTCGTGACGTTTCAGCCGGTTGAAAATTGCAATCCCGTCGAAAGCATCGCCACCCGGACTATTTAAATTAATGATAATATCGTTGGACCCAGCATCTTTAATTGCTTCATCTATATCATTCGCTGAAAAACTTTCATTCCACCATGATGAGCCAATAACACCATAAATAGTGATTTCAGATGTTTTTGTTTCTTCATTATGGACCGCATTAAATTTTTGTGGAATTTCTTTTAGTTGATCAATATGAGACTGATTTTTAAACATCTTAAAGAAATCTTCTCTACTCATTCCCTTCATTTTTATTCTCACCCCCTTTAGTTGACTCATAATTTTTGGTCATTACGTATTCTTCAAGCAATGGATTATCCACTGGCTCATCACCTAATTTCACACGAATTTGATTACCGTTATACACACCACTCGCTCGCAGTTTATCAACGGCATCTGCAACCTCAAGTGCATTCAATTCTGCAATTCCTTGTACTTTAATTCTTTCACCATTCAGGTAATCCTTCTTATCTATTAATTTCGCATTCAATTCATCCGATATTTTTTTAATTAATGGACCAATGCAAAATTTAATATAGGCTTTAATTGCTGTTTCGTATTCAGCCATATCCCCGTGAACAAGCGATACAGGGATCCCTAAGATGTTGGCCACCTCATTCACTAAATCACGTTTTAATTTCGATAGTTCTTCCACAGATTTACCATCATTATCACCTTTTGCAACCTCGTTATAATTGAAACCTTTCAGCTTAGGTATAATGGCAATCGTGCTATTTTTAAAAGTTTTAAATAACTTATCGATGAAACTTTGTAATTTCTTTTGGTTTTCATCATCCAACGATTGAGTAGAGTCAATATCCACAGTCCCACGTATTTGATTACTACGCATTTGAATTTCAATCATTCGACTGAATAAATTTCCATAGTCCTCAAACATGCCATGCATAAAAGTTGTTAACTTTTCATTGTTATAAGTGATGTGAATGACTTCATCCATTTTAAATTTACGATTAAAAGTATAATCTTTTACTGTCACATTGCTAAATACATCTGGAAATACTGCAAATTCTTCTCTGTCAAAGCTATCGGCAATTAACATATCATTGCTATCCGTTAAGATAATCAATGCTTCATTTTCATGTATTAATTTAAAAATATAATCTTGCCAAAAATCAGCAGCACTTTGATCCGTATTCGGCCTGATGTTTAATAAATAATCCCAATCGTTAGCCTGTCGCTTTCCATTTTTCATAACACGGAAATCAGACAATGATATAGATCGAGCAATAAAGTTTATACACGTTTCTAGCGCCATTTTCTTTAAGTAAGCACGATGAGTCGGCTCATCATAGAAGTCTAAATCAAACATGGACTTGAGTTCTTTATTTCGGCTTAACACGCTACTTAACCATCCCATTTACATATTCACCCCCTCC